GCCAAACTTTTGTTTGCACCTTCAATCAAAAGTCACGGAGGGTGACCATCCACGAGTCTGGGCCGGTTGAGCGCGCGGTCCGCGCCGAGTTGCGCGGGCTGTCGGTCAGTGTGCGTGATGTCGCCGATGCGGCGCTTGCGGTGTCCCTGGCGGCCCAGGTGGACCGGTCGCGCGGCGCGGTGGGCGCGGCGCAGGCGGCGAAGCAGGTTCACGACATCATGACCGCTGTGCGCGCCCGGGCCGCTGAGTTGAGGCCGCAGAGGAGCCAGGTGGATGAACTCCGGGCCAAGCGGAGCGCGCGAGCCGCTGAAGGGTGATCAGCGGCCCCGGTTGTGCTCGGTGCCGCCGTACACGTCGTCGGAGGGTGACCTGGCGGTGTCGCTGGCGAAGGCGGCCGGCCTGGAGCTGGACCCGTGGCAGGCGTACGTGATGCGGGAGTCGCTGGGCCGCCGGGACGGCAAATGGGCGGCGTTCGAGGTTTGCATGATCATCGCCCGGCAGAACGGCAAAGGCGCGTGCCTGGAAGCCCTCGAGCTGGCGGCGCTATTCCTGTTCGACCACGTGAAGCTGATCCTGCATTCGGCGCACGAGTTCAAGACGTGCAGCGAGCATTTCCGGCGGATGCTGGCTTTGATCCAGTCGTCGCCGGATTTTGACCGTGAGGTGTCCCGGGTCCGGACGCAGACCGGGGCGGAGGCGATCGAGTTGCGGGACGGCACGCGGCTGCGGTTCGTCGCCCGGTCGTCCGGGTCCGGGCGCGGTTTCTCCGGTGACCTGATCGTGATGGACGAGGCGCAGAAATTGTCGGATGAGCCGATGGCGGCCCTCCTGCCGACGCTGAGTGCCAGGCGTGATCCTCAAGTGTGGTACGCGGCCAGCGCCGGCACGGAGGGCAGCACCCAGCTGGGCCGCGTGCGGTCGCGCGGCCTGGCGGGTGATGACCCGTCGCTGGCGTTTTTCGAGTGGTCGGCGGAGGACGGCGACGACCCGGGTGATCCGGTGGCGTGGGCGCGGGCGAACCCGGCGCTGGGGATCAGGATCACCGCGGAGTACATCGAGCGGGAGCGGTCGGCGTTGTCCCCGGCGGCGTTCGCGGCGGAGCGGCTGACGATCGGCCGGTACCCGCTGGATGCGGCGGACGCGTGGGCGGTGATCCCGCGGGAGTGCTGGGCGTCTTTGACGGATGCGCGGTCGGAGCCGGTGCCCCCGGTGGCATTCGCCGTGGCCGTGTCCGGTGACCGGGCGCACGCCGCAGTCGGCGTGGCAGGCAGGCGGCCGGACGGGAACCTGCACGTGGAGGTGGCGGATTACCGGGACGGCACGTCATGGGTCGTGCCCCGGGTGCTGGAGCTGCACGAGAAGCACGGCCCGTGCGCGGTGGTCCTGGACGAGTCGGGGCATGAGGGGTCGTTCATCACCGAGCTCGAGGGTGCGGGGCTGCCGGTTTTGTCGCCGTCGGCGCGGGAGGTGGCGCAGGCGTTCGGCCAGTTCCACGACGCGGCGGCAGACTCGGGGAGCCTGCGGCACCGGGGGCAGGCGGAACTGTCGGCGGCTTTGGGCGCGGCGGGGACGCGGGACGTGGCGGAGGGCCGCACTTGGGCCCGGCGCGGGTCGGCGACGGATATCAGCCCGCTGGTGGCGGTGACGTTGGCGTTGTGGGGGTTTGGTGAGCGCGGCCCGTCGGGTGACGTCGGCGCCTGGATGATCTGAGGAGACGGAATGCGCTTGTCGGTGATCCTGCTCATCGTGTCCCTGGCGGGGGTGCTGGGCGGCGCGGCGATCATCGGCCTCCCGGCGCTGGGTGCGGCGGTGATCTTCGATTCCCTGTGCGTCGGGTTCTGGGCGTTGCAGCGCGACGATGGGACGGGTGCGGTGCCGTCGGTGCATCAGTTGCCGGGGCGCACAACGGCTGAGGTGCTGGAAAGGGCCCGGCGCGCGTCGTGAGGGTGTGGGACCGGCTGACCCAGCGCGCGGGGTACTGGGAGGGCCTGGCGTCCGGCGCAGCGGTCCTGACCAGCACGTATGGGGCGCCGGACCGGGAGCAGATCCTCCCGCAGTTCGCCGCGTCGGCGCAGAACGCCAACGCGGGCAACGGGGTAGTGTTCGCGGCGGTCACCGTCCGCGTCCTGCTGCTAGCCGAATGCCGGTTCCAGTTCCAGCGGACCCGGGACAAGAACCTGTTCGGCGACCCCCGGCTGCAAGTGCTGGAGCGGCCATGGCCGGACGGCACGGCAGCGGAGCTGATCGCCCGGATGGAACAGGACGTGTCCCTGGCGGGGAACGCGTTCATCTGGGACGCCGGGGACCGCCTCGTGCGGTGGCGCCCGGAGTGGGTGACGATCGTCTCTGAGATCACCCGCGGCCCCGCGGGCCCGTACCGGCAGGTGACCGGCTACCACTACGAGCCGCCGAAGAACGAGCAGCCGGCATACGGGGAACCGCAGGACGCCACCGCCGCCGAGGTGGCGCACTGGGCGCCGATCCCGGACCCGTGCGCGTCGTTCCGCGGCATGTCCTGGCTGACCCCGGTGCTGCGGGACGCGCAAGCTGACTCGGGGATGACCGCGTACAAGAACCGGTACCTGCAGAACGCCGCCACCCCGAACCTGATCATCAAGTACAGCCAGAAGCTGCAGCCGGGGACGGTGGATGCGCTGCGGGAGCGGCTGACCGCCCGGTACGGCGGCGTCGACAACGCGTTCAAAACGCTGATCCTGGACCAGGGCGCGGACCTGACGCCGGTGGGGAACAACCTGCGCGAAATGGATTTCTCCGGGGTGCAGCAGGCCGGTGCGGACCGCATCCTCGCCGCTGGCGGGGTGCCGGGGGTCCTGGTCGGCCTCGAACCTCTCCGCGGGGCCGGCCGGGGCTATGAGGAGTCGCTGATCAAGTTCGGCAACCTGTGGGCGCGGCCGCAGTGGCGGTCCCTGTGCGGCGCTTTGCAGAAGTTCACCCCGGGCAACGACATCGACACCGGCGCTGTCCGGCTCTGGTACGACACCTCGGACATCGCCGCGTTGCAGGACTCGGAGACGAACCGGGCGCAAGTCGCCCTCGTCCACGCGCAGGCGCTCCTGACCCTGGCGCAGGCCGGGTACACGCAGGAGTCGGCGGTGGCGGCGGTGAACTCCGGGGACATCACCCAGTTGCAGGGCGGCGCGCCGCCGGTGCAGCTGGGGCCGGGGCGGCAGGTGCAGCATCTGCTGCCACAGCCGCCGGGGTCCGGGCCGGCACCAGGCCTTCAGGCGCTCCCAGCGGGCTCTACGCCGCGGATCACCGCAGGGCCGGTGTCTCCGGGTGGGGGGACCGACCAGACGCGCCCAGGGCGCCGCCCAGCGGCGGTCAGGAGGCCCTGAGACATGACGGCGAAGACGGGTGAGGCGTCCACCGTCCACGAGCCGATCGGCAAACCGTCCGGGCCGGGTTTGTGGCATCACAAGGGCATGCAACTGCCGCCGTACGTTCAGCATGTCGCCCACCACCTGATCGCCCAGGGGCATGACGAGTCCCGGGCGATCGAGATGGCGGTGGGGATTGTGAAGAACTGGGCCGCCGGGCACGACGGGCACGGCAACGCCGTGCACCCGGACGTGCAGGCGGCGGCGGCGAAGAACGTCGCGCAATGGGAAGCGCTCAAAGCCAAGGCAAGCGGGAGGTCGGCGGTGGCTGACACGAAAGCCCCCTACGGTGACGTGCTTTACGGTGACCCCGGCTACCTCGACCGTGACGGCAACCAGGCGTCCAAGTCCGGCAAGCCGGGCGTGAAGCGGTACCCGCTGACTGCGGACAAGGTGATGGCCGCCTGGTCGTACATCAACCAGGAAAAGAACGCCGCCCAGTACACGCCGGACCAGCTGAAGGCGATCAGGGGGCGTATTCAGGCCGCCATGGCGAAACACGGGCATGAGGTCAGTTCGGATTCCGGGGACAGCGGCGACAGCGGCCGGGCCGATTCGATCGCCTCCTACACGCGCAGTTTCCCGCTGGAAGATGTGTCGGTCCGCACCACCCGCGACGGGCGCATCGTGGAGGCATACCTGGCGGTGTTCAACAGCCGGTCTAAGCCGATCCATGACCAGGACGGCGATTACACCGAAGACCTTGACCCGGTGACGTTCAACAAGGCGATCAGCGACGCGGCGCCGCAGGGCACCCGGCGGAACTGGCTCACCGGCGTGTTCTACAACCACGCCAGGACCCTGTACGGGACTCCATCGGAGATGTTCTCCATACCGGTCGCGGTGACGCAAGATCTTCAGGCCGACGGCGGCGGCGTCCGTGCCACGGACAAGTACCACCGGTCCCAGCTCGCCGATGAGATCGTGGAAGCCCTGGAGTCTGGCGCGATCCCCGGTTACTCGTTCCAGGGGCGGTTCCTGCGCAGCGCCCCCCTGATTCCCCGCGGCGGGTTCAAGAAGAACCACCGCACCGGTGAATTGCCGCATGTGCGCCGGCTGGAATCCACGCTGAAGGAATACGGGCCCACCCCGTTCCCCGCCTACGCCGACGCGGCCGTGCTGGGGCTGCGGTCGGATTCGCTGATGGCCGCGATGCTGCAAGACCCCGAACTTGCCCAGCGCATGCTCCGCATGCTTTCGGGCGGCACTCCCGCCGAGCAGGAGCCGCTGCCCGAGTTCGGCACTCCTCCAGATGAGGAGCCGCCGCCGAGGAGCCGCCTCGTGCACTCCGGTCGGTCCCTGAAGCAGGAAATGCAGGCCGAACGGTCGGCTTTCCTCCAGCGCTACCGGAGGTAGCAGTGACGGAAGTGATGACCCCCGCGGCGGACGCCGGCGGGGAGCCCGACAGCATCGCTGAGCGGGACAAGCGCATCGAGACGCTGCGGGGCAAGTACCGCAGCTTGCAGGAGATCGACGCCCGGCAGCGGTCCATCCTCGACGAGCTCGCCGCGATCGACGCCATTGACGACCCGGACGGCGGGGACTTCATCTGGCAGGGCTCGCTGATCCGGGAGCACGACGACCTGGAGCACATGGCGGCCAAGCCGCGGAAGCGGGCGAAGGACCTGGAGCGGGTCCGCGCCGCGCATGAGGACCCGGCGAACCGGGAGGAAACCGTCCCCCGCACGCCGGACCTGCAGACCCGCAACACCGCCGGGAAAGACCCGTTCCGGGACATGGAGAAGGTGCAGCGGGGCCTGGTTGAGCCGATGGAGCTCCGCGGCCGTGCCCTGGACGCGGTGGAGTTCTACTCCTCCCGCGGCGACCTGCCGCACGACTTCGCGGAGAACGCCACCCACCTGGCGCAGGACCAGTTCTGGGGCCCGTCGAACGTGGCCCGGCACATCCTCGAAACCGGGTCGCCGGACTACTACGACGCGTTCCGCGAGTACCTGTCCGACCCGGGGAAGTATTCAGCCCGTGCTGCATTGACACTTACGTCGGCAAATGGTGGATATCTGCTTCCGTTTGTGCTCGACCCCACCATTATATTGACAAATGCGGGAAGCGCTAACCCGTGGCGCCGCATTTCCAATATCAAGCAGACCACGTCCTCGACGTGGAATGGTGTCAACAGCGCCGGTGTTAATGCGGCGTGGCTCGCTGAGGCGACAATTGTCACCGACGGGTCCCCGACCGTCGCCAACGTGGTCGTCACCCCGTCCAAGGCTGCTGCCTGGGTATACGGGTCGTATGAAGTGTTGGAAGACACGGATTTTGGCCAGCAATTGCCGCGGCTATTGGCTGACGCAAAAGACAGGCTGGAAGAAGCGGCTTTTGCGACGAACACCACGGCGGGCATTCCGACTGGCATTGTCCCGGCCGCCACCACGGTGGTTACCACGGCGACCACATTGGTGATCGCGCTCGGCGACATTTACGCCACGCAGGCGGCGCTGCCGCCCAGGTTCCGCAACGCCCCCGGTGCGGCGTGGGTCGCCAACGTGGCCATTATCAACAAGATCCGGCAGCTGGACACCGCCGGCGGGTCGTCGTTCTGGACGAACCTCGGCAAAGGCCAGCCCGAAACCCTGCTCGGTGCGCCGATCTACGAGTCCACGACGATGTCGGCTGCGGTGTCGTCCGGTGCGCTGGAAGCGATCATCGGGGACTTCGGCCAGTTCCTGATAGTGGACAGAGTGGGAGTTAGTATGATCTACGATCCACTCGTCCAAGGAACCGGTGGGATATTGCCCTCAGGACAGGCAGGATGGTTTATGTTCTGGAGGGTAGGCTCCAACCTCACGACGGTTAACGCATTCCGGGTAATGAAGGGAGCTTAACTCCCGTACATGCTATACTTGGGGGTATGAGCGAAAACTCCCAGGTATGCAGCGTAGAAGGATGCGACCGGGCAGTGGTGGCGCGCGGCTGGTGCCGCCGCCACT